ACCGGAACGCGGGCTGGGTTATTGGGTCTTGGTCTTGGATCGCGCGCAGCGCAGTCCAGTAAACGTCATTCGTTCGCGGGTTGTCGCTCGTGGACATATCCACGCATTGAAGTTGCACTTCGTAATTGCCCCTCGGAACATCCCACGTCATGCCATGACGAATGGTGCCCTTGCGCTTGCCGCTGAAAGCCATGTTGCTCCCGGTAGCGAAAGGGTGCGTCCTCGCGGTAAATGTTGGAACAAGCCAAGTGCTCGTGCCCACCTCACGATATCGCACCGCAATATTCGCGCGGGCGCTGAGGGTGTTCCCGGTGTTGCTCCCCGTTCCGAACAGACCAGCGGGGAAGGTGATGTCAACGCTCAGCTCATCCGCTTCTGCGGCTGCCGTCCGCACTTGCGGCCCGGTGAAGTTAGCCGACCCGTCCGATTGGTCGCCTAGCAATATCTGTAGATTGTCCTCAAACACTGTGTCGGAATAAAGCGTGCGCGGCGCATCACCTGGAAAGCCCTGCCGATGCTCCATTTGCACACCGGTGAAATTGCTGATCGGGGTCTCCCCGATGCGAATGCTGTCAACGTCGATCTCCATCGGGCCAACGCCCCATGCAAATATTGCGCGCAGATACTGGTCCTGACCGACGACCTCGGTGAACACCCGCGTCGCATAGTCCGGCGCGATGCGGTGCCGACCGAGGATCTGAGTAACTGGATCAAATGGCCGCGCGCGGTTTTGGAACCCCTGAATGCCAAACCGTCTTTCTTCCTCGCGAGGCCCCTCGGGCTGCTCGACAGGCACGAGCGCGTTAACAGCGAGGTTACCCACGACGGCGATGCCGGCTTGCAGAAAGGCTTGCGCCGTAGGGCCGAGGGCGAGCACTTGAAGACCGGGAATATACACACTCGCCACTAGCACGGCCAAGGTGAGCACGATGCGAAGCACATCCTTGCCACCGCCGCCACCGCCGCCCGTCGGCAGAACGCGGATCTCTACCAGTGCGCCGGCCTTGGGGTAGACACAGTGCCAGTACCGGCGTTCTATCCTGGAGCCGCCAATGAAGATTACCGCGTGCCGCATCAGCATTGGATCAGGCTGCGCCTGCTCCAGCATTGCCTGCAGCGACACCCCCTCTGCCACTGGGATTGTCTTCGAGGACGCCTCGAACGGGTGGGCCGCAGCGGTCAGGGTGATCATATCATTCGGCAAGACGGTAGATCCCTTCGCAGCGGCGCTGCCAGATCGGCGCGGTCAGGCTTTCCACCGTCGCGCCGCGCCTGTCCTCGATGTGCAAGAACCTCTTGCTGTCGATCATCACGCCGACATGGCAGGCAGCGCCGGAACAGCGCAGCATCACGACATCACCCAACCTCGGCGCGTCGGTCTGCTCCCATTTAACCCGCTCGCGAATCATGATCCTGCCGACCATCGAGCGGTCCACAGCGGAGGCCCCTGCGGTGGCATATCCCGTATCGTAGGCCGGAAGGTCGCGACCGAGCACGTCGCGATAAAAAAGCCACACAACAGCCCAGCAATCACCACCCTCATAATCCCGGCCCCGGGCGACAAAAGGCATGCAAAGCACCTTGTTGACGAAGACTGGCAAATTCATTACTGGACCAGCCCCCTGAATTCAGCCGGCGAATATGTCATGGCCGGATATGGCTCAGTGACTAAAGCTTCACGCACAAGCTGCCCCGACACCTGCTGCGCGTCGTAGCTGACGCCCGTCAACTTCATTCCCACATGCAACGCCTCGATCACGTCCGGGGTCGCCTGCCGAATGACGGCTATCGTCACACTCGGCGGCGAGCCTACGGACCGGATCGCCTGACTGATCTCACGGCCCACGTTGCTGATTGTCAACTCGGCACGCGGCGGGGAGTTCTCCGGGCTTTCGGGCAGCGCAATCTCGAACGGAAAAGCGACGTAGCTGATGCCGTTTGATATGACATTAACGGTGTTGTTTACCACATGGATTGGCGGGTCAAGATCCGGGTGCTCGATCGTGAGAAGCACAAGGTAAAGATCGGATTCAGGCGACCAAGCGTCAGCGCGGAATTCGTCAGTAACACTCATGGCTGGATCTCCAGAGACAAGGTCACGACCCAAAGTCGCTTATCGGGATCAGGGCCGCCAATGCGCACCGAAAACTCAGGCGGACTCTTGAATGCGATCTGGACGGCCGACCCGTCCAACGGGCTGATCCAGTCGAAGGATAGCGCGCCGTTTCGAAGCGTGTTCTCGTGGAAGCTCTCCAGAATGGCGGCTTGCGCCCCGTTCATCGGCATCTGGTAATCAACGTCCTTCGTAATGGCGGTGAAGCGATTGCGTCGCGAGGGCGGCCCGGCGTCCATCCGGGGACGGGCCACCGCGTCTTGCGGCTTGTATCCCGCGCCAATCTGGCCAAGCTGCGGGAGTGTTGCGGGCCAAGTTGGCATTTATCGCTTCCTTGTCTGGCGCCCGACGCCGTAGCTATTGCCAAGCGTCCGGCTGATGGCTGAGCTAGGATCGCGGGCGAGTGAGCTAACCGCGCGGTCGATCATCACGGTCAGGTCTTCGCCGCCGCTTGAGTTTTGCTGACGCTCTTCGCTGACCTCAGATCCCGGCGGCGCGATCACCTTGATGTTGTTCACGACCCCGCCCTGCTGGCCCCGGCTCTGACCGCGCGACTCGTCGTAGACCCGCTCGCGAGGGTGCATCATAGCCATAAAGCCGCCTCGGCCGTCCAAGCCCCCGGTGCGCGCGCCGGAGCCTGTGTAACCGCCACCGTCAAAGCTGCTCGCAATATCGAAGATCGGCTGCCCAGCCAGCGGTCCGGCCGATGCGCTGCCGCCAAGAAGACCCGATAGCGCCCCGGCCGCCGAGTCGACAAGCCCGCCGAGCAAGCCGCCCCCGCCGTTGCCCATCATGCCTTCACCGAAAAGTGCCGCCTCAATAGCCATGCGCTGGAAAGCCTTGGTCATGCCGTCGAGCGCGTCTGTGCCCTCCAGGGCAAAATCCAGTATCGCGTCCTTCAGCGAGCGGGAAATATCTTCGTTTATACGCTGTGCTTCCTGCATCTCGGCGTATTGCTCGACCAGATCCGCGATCTGCTGGCCTTCCTTCGAATATAGGCTGACACCGGCTTGGCGCAGTGCTTGCGCGGTCTTGCGCGCTGTCGAGGTCTCACCAATAGCTGCGATCTGGTCCTTGAGCGAGTCGACCACACCGTCGATAGCCTCGCGCTCTTGGTCGATCTTGCTCGCTGCCCCGCCACCTCGGCTGGAAAGGGCCGTGCGATCGGGCCGGAAATCGGCGGGATTCGGGCCGGTGTTGTTCAGATCGAACCCAAGCTCCCCGCCTGCGCCGGTAAAGCTGCCGGGGATGCTGCCCTCGGGAGCCCCACCTGGAAGCGAAAGGCGCTGCTGCTCCGGGTTCTGGATGCCGGCAGCGTTGTTCAACGCGCGGTTAAGCGCTATGGCCTCGTCAACGCTCACACCGATCTGAGCCGCCAGTAGGCTTGCCGATTGCGTGGCGCTGTCGAAGCTAACCATGCCAGCGAGTCTAACCAGAGACTGCGTGGTGTCGGCTGCGCCTGACGTCGCGCTTCCTAGCGTCACCACGCCGTCTTTTGCGTCTTTGATAGCCTGTTCCAGAAGTTCAATCTGGGCCGTGGCCGCGCGGCTTTCCTCGGTGGTGCCTCCGGCCACATCAAGCATCGCTTCCTGCTCGTCCACGATCTCGCGCAGCTTATCAATCGCGCGCTGGTAGTTGTCGATCAAACCATCAACATTGCCAGCGTTTATCGGGAGGTTTAACTGTTTCGCGAGGCGGGCGATATCTGCTTCGCTTGCCGAATCCGAAAGGATCTCTTGATACAGCCCGATTGCCTCGTTGAGCCTATTCACGTCATCGACAGTGCGCTGGTAATCGTCGGTTGCGCGGACGCGTTGCAACGCCAGCTCACGCTCTGCACGGGCCGAGGCATATGCAGCTTTGGCGGTAGCGAGCAGCGACCCGGCGTAGTCGAGCGAAACACGCCGGCCGCCGCGCTCGGCAAAATCTAGCGCCTCGACCTGAGCCAAGTTGTCAGCAATGGCGAGGTTTGCGGTGTCCGCCGCACGTGAAACTTCATCCAGCGACCCGCTGAAATCAAACAGATCCTCGAACCACTGCGTCGCGCCTGCAAAGGCGTTGACCATTGCAGTGACGCCGCGTGTAACCGCCGTGACTGTGCCTATCACCCCGCGCAGAACCGCCGTCAACCCGGCATCCCCGAGCGCAATTATCAGGCCCTGTACAGACGACCAAAGGCTGTCAATGTCACCACCCAGGTTGTCGCGCATTGTGTCCGCCATGCGAGCAGACTCACCCTCGACATCCGTCAGCGCCCCCGTCAATTCTCGCAGCCGGCCCGTTTGGCTGGTGAGCGCAAGAATGGCCGGGCCGCCTCTGTCGCCAAAGATCGTCAGCGCGTCCGCCGCGGAAAGCCCTGCGTTGCTCAGGCGCTGCACGATCTCGGTGATGTCGTTCGTCTGCGGGTTGAGCCTTTCCAGCTCCAGCCCTAGCCCTTCCAGTGCGGTCTTGGCCTCGCCAGTCGGGTTTGCGAGCGAGGACAGAACCCGCCGGAGACCGGTGCCCGCGCTGCTACCTTGGATACCTGCGTCCGACAGCACACCAATCGCTGCGGCGGCATCCGACATTTCGATCTCCAGCGCCGACGCCACAGGACCGACAAAGGACATGGCGGTGCCGAGCTGCTCGACATCCGTGTTCGCCCGGCTGGACGCGGCGGCCAGAACATCGGCCACGCTTGCCGCGTCGGTCGCCGCGATGCCGAACGCCGACATGATGTTAGACGAGATGTCAGCCGCGTTACCAAGGCCCATGGCCGCCGCTGTGGCTAGGTCCAGAACAGCGGGGATGGCCGAGACCGATTCTGAGGCCGAGAAGCCGGCACGCGCCAGAAACTCCAGCCCCTCGCCCGCCTGCGTCGCAGTGAACTCGGTCGTGCTACCCAACTCGGCGGCGATCGAGCGCATGGCAGCCATTTCGTCGGCCGTAGCGCGTGAAACGGCCCCTACCGCACTCATCTGCCGTTCGAACGAGGACAGCACCTGGATTGAGCCGGACAGCGCCGCAAGGCCCGCCACAGCCGCGCCAATGGCGCTGGACGCGCGGCGCATTCCGGCGGACATGGCGGCTGCGGACTTGGTAACGCCGCCGGCGGCCTTCTCGGTCTTCTTGCCCTCGGCTGCAAAGCGGCCCATCTCTTGCCGCGCACCGCGGATAGGGCCGCTGTCAACTTGCAGGCCCAGACGGGCAAGATCTTCAGCCATTCTTCACGCCCATCATCATGTCAAAAAACCTTTCTTCTGCCGCGTCGCGTGCCGCCTTTTCCTCGGCGGTGATCTCCGGCTCCCAAGGTGGCTGGACCGCCTTGCTGTTGTATTCGTGATAGGCGGCGACATACTCGCGCGACGCGTCCAGGATGTTCTGGAAGTCGATCGGCCCCAGATCTGCCGATGTCGCCTCGGCCCATGACCGAAGCTCTAAAGCCGAAAGCGGCGCGACCCCGCCGCTCGGCGCGGGCATTTTGATCCCCACCCCGATCAGGCACTGGGCCAGGTAAGCGGCGGTGGTCAGCGGTGGCAGCTTGGGATCTTCTCGCCTGACCCGCATTTCGCCCATACGGGTCAGGTTCTTTTTCTCGGACTCAGGCGTTTCAAGCCAAGCGAGGTGCCGGAAGTACATCCTCAGCTCCGCTTGGCGAGCGTCAAAAAATCGTCGATCTCCGAGGTCTCCGCGCGGAGCTGACGAAGGATCGCCGGGTATGCGTCATACAGCCAGACCGCGTTCTCGACGGTGCAGGGAAGGTTGCCGCCCTTGCCGTCCGGCATGTTCTCCCACTCGATCGTCGCGTCAGCCATGTTCTCGGCCAGCCGACCGCTGTTTTCTTCCATGAACTCGACAAGCTCGTCCTCGGACATCTGGTCGATGTTCATGCCGCCGTGAGCCTTGGTGATCTTGGCCATGCGGGCGCGGATGCGGCCCTGAAGGGTCTTGCTGTCCGGCCCGAGCACTTTGATCCGGATCGGCCGGTTCTTGTCCTCTGTGCCGTCCTCGTTGTCGCGGTAAGCCTTCTTGCGCCCGTCCTTGACGTGGACCCATGCGCCGTCCTCGGAAATCTTGCGGGTGTCTGTAAACATTCGATCATTCCCTTGGGTGGTGGGTGAATATCGGAGCGACGAGAAACCACCCAATTCCTCGCCGCCCCTTCCCCGGCGTCAGGAAGGACCAAAGCGCCGGGATTGGCAGATCATGGTGCCGCGACCTTGATTGTTGTTTTCTCGAACTCAAGCCCGAGGTCGGCCATCACCACATTGCCAACCCCGATGTTGGTCGGGTTGTAGCTCGTGATGGCGGCCGTCCTGTAGTAGATCGTGCCGTCCTTCAGAGTGAACTCGAAAGACCCCTTGGTGCCGTCGCGGAACGCCGTTTCCACTGCGGTCTGGCCCGCGTCGTCAGGGTCGAGGCCGACCATGAAAGAGCTGTTCCCGGCACGAAGAACGTCGACGAACTTTTCTTCTTCACCGCTATCGAGTCCGGTGAATGTCGCGATATCGTAGACGCCATCAAGGTCGGGGTAGCCTTCCAGCTTGCCCACAGTCTCATAGGTCAGCGCACCAAATCCGGTGTCGTCGTGGGACGCCGGCAGTTCAGCCACAAAGCCGATTGTTGCCCCCACCGCTTGTTGTAGTGCCATGCTTTATCTCCTTTGCAGGCTAGGTTTTGACGGGGTCAGCCCATCGGTGAACTCGACCAGCGTTTCGCCGCCGGCTTCGGTAGCGTCGGCCACTGTGCCGGAATAAGTGACGCCGTTGGACATTGCGAATTGCAGCACGTCGCCCTTCTCAGGCACATCGCCATTGCAGATCATGGCGGGTGTCGTGCCGGTTGGCGTCGGCATGGTGACGATGCGCGCGCCTGTGATCGGTTTCTTGTCCATATTTAAGGTGTCCTTTGAAAGATTGCGCGGCAACGGATCGACACATTCTTGCGAAAGTATGCGCCGTCGATTGCGCCCGGCTGTGGGTCGCCCATATCTGTCACCTGAATTTGACCGTCTCCGGCGGATAGTATCAGGTCAATGGGGAATTGGTCAATGATGCGCTGCGCTTGGTCGTCAGCCTCATCCTCGAACGTGCCTTCCCGCACAAAGACTGCCACAAACAACCGAATGGTCATCAGGCTTGACTTGGACAGGCCGAAACGCTCGGGCGGGGTTGTGGTAAAATACGCCAACCAATAAGGCGGATCCGGCGTGACGTATTGCAGCGACGGCGTGTCATAAACACCCGGCGCATTTTCACCCCATACAATCGGCGGGGCGGACGGTGTGGCGGCCAGGCGCGTGCGCAGGGCGGCTTTGATTTCCTTGTGGTTCATCCGACCCGCGCCTTTGCTTTTGCAATAGATGCCCGCACAATCGCGGGCCATTGATCGACGGCACCTTCGACAAAGTGCGCGCCGGGACGGCCTCGGTTGCCGTTGTTGACTGCCGCCGCATATTCTGCCGTCCATGTGAAGGTCGCCACGTCGCCGCCCTTCATTCCTGCGGCCACCATGATGTAAGATTCCTTGCCCCTCACCCATAGCGCCTCCTGCCACCGACGATTGCAGGCTGTTGCGCAAGTTGCCCGTGTCAACAGGCATGCGTCCGCCTTTGGCTTTGGTCTGTTGCGCCACGGCCACCACGGATTGCGTTGCATCTTTCAGCACGGCGTCAATTCGCTTTTCGGTCTTTTTTGTCCACTGGTCCAAAGTTGCAAAGGTATATTTTGCCATCACTTCAGCCTCGCAAAGAAGTCGATTTCTGGTGCCATATAGCATCGGCAATTCACGGTCTCACCGGCCGGTGCGCCAAGCGACGTGTCGCCAGGATACATCATTGAATATCCGCCAACCGTGAACGCCTCACCTTGCGGCACAACCTGACCATCCGCAGCCGCGTGTGTCTCGCGCGTGCGAGCGTCGCCCGTCGAATCCCACGCCCTAACGACGTCCTGCGCTTGGACATCGTTGTTCGGGTTTTCGATCAACTGGTCCAGCGCCTCTTGCCGCCCGGCGTTCAGCGCCTTGAGCGTTTCGGTGCGGGCAATGGTTTCACCGCGTTGCCGCAATAACTTGTTCGAATATCCCTGCGCGGCCCTGTCAATGGCCGTCTGGGGCAGGGTTGTTCCATCCCGAATGGCGCGGAAAATGGCGGCGTCGGATTGTTTGTTGCGCGCTGTGAGTGTGCTTTTCAACGTGCCGTCATTGCCGATCCAGAACGCCTTGACCGGACGCGATGCGCCCGTGACAGGATCGGTGACAATGCGCACAACCCCAACACCGTTTGTGGGCGACAGCGCGGCCCGCATTGATTGGACATACTCCGCCTGCGTGCTGTGCAGTCCCACCAGCCCGCCTTGCCGCTTGCCGTTGACTATGCGCCCGCCGATGTCCAGCGCGGTGCGTCGCGGGTTGTTGCCCGCCTCTAGCCCGCCTCTGATCGTCTGTGCAATGAGAACCCGCGTGTCGTCCACTACCTCAGTCACCAGCCGCGCGCCCAGGTCCCGCGCAATCCGCTCGGCCCGCTCATTCCGGCCCCCGAATGACTGCACAACGCGGCTGGCAATTGGCGCGCGACGGGTGGCGTGCTGAAACGCGCCCATCTGGTAAGTGCCGCCCGCGGTCATGGCCGCAGTGATTGCAGTATCTGTTTTGAACAAATCGGCCGCATCGAACCGTAGCGCGCGGAATGCCGCGTCCACATCACCGCGCGCAATGGCAGCTTCAAGCGCCTTCATATCAACGCCAGCCCGCGCCTGTCGCATTGCCGCGACAAACTCCGACCGGACGCCGGGCCATGTGTCATCCAGCAATTTTAAGAACGCTTTGCGGGTGTCGCGGGTTGTCATACATCCACCTCAACCTGCGTCAGCCCCATCGCGGCGAGCGTTGCCAGCGCGTCGTCACCGACGCAAGCGGTCAACTTGTCGGGCATGGCCGTCACAGGCGTCAGGCTGAACACCAGCGCCGCTTGTGCGCGATTGGCCCCTGCCATGTTGACGTGGCTGTCAGTGTCCCATGAGGGGCGCTGTAGGCCGCTCTGTGCTGTTGTGGTGAATGTGTCGGACACGGTCAAGCTTGCGCAGGCGTAAAGGTTGCCCCCCGCGTCCTGCCAGTTCAACTCGCCGTAGGTTTCTGCATCAGACGGACCGTAGCCCAATACCATGGCTAGTTGGTTTGCATCATCCCGCAGCGCCTCGGGGCAGGCGATTGTTAGTCTCATTAGTAGCCTCCTGTTACTGTGACGGTCCAGCCGCGTGACCGTAGCGTGTCGATTGCTGCCTCACCAGTTGATGAAGGGGCCGATCCGCCCGACTGGTCAAATACCCGCGTTCCTGCCGCAATACCGGACGCCACGAGCGACACCAGAATGTTGTCGATGCTGGTCTGGGTTAGTGCGGTGTTTGCAAATGCGTCGGCAAAGTCTCCGCCTTTTACGTTGTCAAAGGCATTAGCTGGGAAACTCGTCAGGCTTGAGCAGTCGCGCCACGCTTGGACAAATTCTGTCCCTGCCGACGTGTCGATCAGAGGGAAACTCGTCAGGCTTGAGCAGTCGCGCCAAGCTCGGTAAAAGTCAGTCCCTGAAGACGTGTCGATAAGGGGAAAACTCGTTAGGCTGGTGCAGTTGTACCAAGCCAGCCTGAAATTAGCCCCTGCTGACGTGTCAACAAGGGGGAAGCTGGTGAGGCCAGAGCAACCAAACCAAGCATAACGGAAATTAGTCCCCGATGAAGTATTGATCAGAGGGAAGCTGGTGATTTCCGACCAATCCCGCCAAAACTCTGTAAAGTCGGTCACAGCCCCATAACCAGCAGTCGCGCCTTTCTCCACAAAGTAAGCCTCAGTCGCAGCAGCATCCCCCGCACTCAAAGCCCCGTTGCGGATTAACTGCCCCACGAGTGCGGTGCCGGGGGAAATACTGCCCGTCCCTGCCGCCAATCTCATACGGACCAGCAGGAATGTTCACGCCGTAGCTTGCTGTGCCTTGGTCCGTTGCCAAAACCATCGTGCCAGTAAAACCGCCCGTTGGTACTGTCACGGTCATTCTATCGTCAACCCCATCAATCGTGACCCCGGG